CCTGGTCAGCAAATCCGTGTGCCAGACATTCGGCACCGGACATCCAGGTTTCATCCGCCAGCATGGCGGCAATTTCATCGGTGGTTTTTCCGGTTTTCTGCGCATAGGCTGGCAACAGTACCGATTCGACTTTATCCAGCAAATCGGCATAACTGCGCATATCCTCAGCATCCCCGCCACTGAATCCCCATGGCTTATGGATCATCATGAAGGCATTTTCCGGCATAATGACCGTATCACCGGCCATCGCAATCACAGATGCCATCGAGGCGGCAACGCCATCCACATACACGGTAATGGTCGCCCCCTGATTTTTCAGGGCATTAAAAATGGCGATGCCTTCAAAGACATCGCCACCCGGTGAATTGATATGGAGATTAATGTGGGTGATATCACCCAGTGCATTCAGTTCGCTGACAAACTGCTTCGCGGTAACTCCCCAGAAACCAATCTCGTCATAAATATAAATATCCGCGTCACCCGGCCCCCCAGCCTGCATCCTGAACCAGGATTTATTCTTCATGCTGGCTTTCGGTGTCGCGCTGATACTGTCGTTCAGTTCCGGCACTGTTGCCTCCTTTGTCGTTGACGGGGTCAGTATCAAAGACCAGCCCCAGTCTGCTGTTTTCATCAATTTCAGCCTTGCGGCGACGTTTGACCTCATCCGGATTGCGCCCACCGGCACGCACCCAGTCAGATTCTGTCGCTGCACCACCCCGGATCTGAATTCTCCAGGCTTCAGCTTCCTTAACCGGGTCGATCCACGGCATCACCGGACCGGAATACGTCGCGTTATATAGCGTTTTCATCTCCACATCCGCCGGAATTTTCAGCAGACCTGCCGCAACCACCATATTCAGCCATGTCCGGTACACCGGGCGGGTTACCGCGCCAATAAAACAGTCCTGCAGGATCAGGTAACCATCCGTGGACTCGACCAGCTCCTGCCGCTGGGCGCTGTAGGTGCCGTTATAGTTACGCGCCGCACTGGAAAAACTCAGACGACTGCCTGCTGCCACTGCACGCAACTGGCCGTTGCGGAAAGTTTCAAGGTTGGGATTGGGACGGTCAGATTTGACCATGCCGATATCCTCGCCCTTGCGCAAATCGTCATAAATAATACCCGGGGTGATATGGACTTCCCGCTCGGTCTCTTTGATCCCCGGATCTTCATAGTCCTGTCCGTCACCTTTACGGATATACAGTCCCAGCGCCGCAGCAATACGCGCCGCTGTCAGTTCCGCATCCTCATACTCCTTAAGGGCACTGATCCGCATCAGCACCCCCGATAACATGGATGAGCCTCGCGTCTGATGCAGACGACGAGTGAACTTCAGGTGGATCATTTTTCCGGCAGCGATTTCTTTCGTATCACTCTGCCGGCCGCTGACCGGATAATTTTTATAAACCAGATATTTTTTCGGTCTTCCCCACTCATCAAGAAAAACCCCCTGATTCAGTCCGGCGGATTCATCAGTGCGCATGGGAACAAAATCCGGCTCCATCGCCTCAAGCCAGAATGGCACTCCCGCCGTCCGTTCCAGACCGTTTCCCGCACCACTGACCATCTGCGCAAACACTTCACCATCCCGCAGCCAGGTCCGCAGCAGTAAACGTTCAAGCACAGGACGGGTATACTGCCCTGTCACATCCGGACTCACGGACCATTCAGCCCACAAACGGCGGATATCCGCAGCCAGCTCAGCCGCCATTTCCCCGTTTTTTCGTAATGGCTGAGGCTCCACAATAATTCCCCTGGCACCAATCACCCGCTCTTCCAGCTTGTCAAACACACCAATCACCAGGTCATGATTGATATCCAGAAAACGGGCCTGCTCCCGCAGGGAAACCGCACCGTATTTACTGAGCTGATCAGCAGAGCGATTTTCCCGCCGGGCTTTATGTGTCCGGGTCGGTTTCACCGCCTCATAGGCCATGATTAACGCCCTTGAACGCAGTCTGGCTGCTTTCCACCCGGGGGAAAACACGCCGATCACATCATCAATAATTGCCATTAAAACCTCGCCAGTTTAAATCCCGGTTTTCCCCGCCTGCGGCTCACCATCGCGGCAAGCCTGCGTTCCCACTCCTGACGTCCGGCGCGGATCTGAGAAAGGCTTTCCAGCGTCAGTTGCTGCCCGTTGAAGGTGACAGACTTTCCCTCCAGTACGGCCATTTCCGCTTCACGGTACCGCTGTATCATTTCTCTGGCTTCTTCTGTGCTCACAACCAGCCTCCTGATGTTATCCATGGATTATCTTCCGCACGCTCCGTCCGCAGTTTTTTCTTCCGGCGACGGCGTTTTTCTGCCCCGGCCGTCAGTTCCGGGGATACCGTTTCACCAGAACGCTCCTGCGGGAAGACGAGCCACGTTTCCCGCTGTGCCCAGTCCGGTGCGGAGGGCCAGCGGATCTTTTCGTAACCATGCAGAACGGCAAGCGCATCCGCATAAACCAGCAGGTCAAACGCTTCGTTAGCGCCCCTGCCCGGTTTTCGCCATTTTCCGTCACTGCCGCGCTCTTCATAGGTCAGCTCATCGTAAAACCACCGCCCCAGCCAGTCGGGAAAGTGGATATAGTTCGGCCCTGGTGTGTCACGCCACAGGGCATTATTTACACGATCCTTAAACGCATCCGTCTGAACCAGCCACAGCGCGACATCGCCACTGGCTCTGGCACGGCGGGCACTTCTGCCGGTATTATCCGGGAAGGTTCGGTTAATCAGCCTGTCACGGCGAAGTCCATCCCCCTTGAACAGAAACACCCTGTTGCCCAGTCCGTCACTCCGGCAACGACGCCAGAAACGATAGGCGTTATCTGTCACCCCGGCTTCCCCTCCCGTATCCACCGCCATGGCCATCAGACGCATGCGCACATCCGGATCAGAAGCCAGCGGCCATGTTTTATGGAACACATCCGTCAGCAACAAATCCCAGTCCTCCGGATATGCCGCCGGATCAACCGGCAGACTTTCACCGTTGGGACTGCAGCGCAGTGAATGCCGGATGTTGTAGCGATCAACAATCCAGCGTTCCCCCTGCTCTCCGTATCCGGTGATCTGCACAACAAAACGGCGATTTTTACCGCCCTGTACGTCAACCGTTGCCTCAATAAAACGCACACCATCCGGCACAGATCGCCGGGGAAACGGCTCGGCACGCTGTTCAAGCAGTTCACTTTTACGCTGTTCCGTGGCTGAACGGGGCAGATAGGGTCGTCCGATATCGGTGTTCACCACCGCTTTCAGGGTCTCTTCACTGCCGGTTCGCTCATACTCTTCTTCTGCCGCCAGCAGTTTAAAAATCAGTTGTTCCCAGGTCTGAAACGCCGCAGCTGGCCCCTCCATCCAAAATGACGCAATCCGGGAGTTTCGTGGCGTTCCGGTGATACTGCCGTCCGCCGCCGCCCGTTCACCTTCACGAAGCCAGATCCCCTGGTTATTCAGTTCGCGTTTCTGCTCAGGGGCAATCAGCCCGCGACAATGCGGACACATCAGACGGGCAGCCTGACCGGCAGCCACAAAATCCGGGTTATTCCGGTATCCGGTCATGTTATCCATCACCGGCTGAAAATATTCCCCGCAGTGCGGACACGGCCAGTACCACCGGCGGCGGTCTCCCCGGTTATACAGTGACAGGATCCCCGTTGTTGGCGGTGCCTCATGTGCGCCACCACAACGCCATTTGGTATCGGTGATATCCCGCCCCGGTGAACTCTCGACCAGGGTCATCCCCGAGGACATAAAGGTGGTGGTACGCTTTGAGGCCAGCGTGAAGGCATCCCCTTCCCCGTCCACGTTTTCAGGGAAACGGTCATAATCCGTCAGCGCCACACGACGGTAATCCGAAGAGGAAAAGACGGTGATCGACGGCCAGCCAATCTTCAGGAAGGAGCCGTCAAGAAACATTTTATCGTGGACGTTGTTGTCATTACGGGAAGGACTGAGGCGCTTGCTGACCTCCGGACTGTGGCGAAACGTCCTGGAAAGACGCGTTCTGGAATGCTCACGCGCCTTCGTCTCAGTCATCTGCACCACCAGCATATCCGCCGGATCACAGATGATGCCGTACACAATCCAGCCATCAATCAGCCCTTCGGTTTTCCCGGTTCGCGCAGGTCCCACAAACACCACCGCGTCATATTCACGGGCTGATAATGTATTAATGGGGTCAATCATATAGGGCGTCAGCGATGACTCCCACGGACCGGAAGTATTGGCTCCCCGTGGAACCCGCATATAACGCCTGATGGCTTCCGCTACTGGTAACCGGCTGGGTGGGCGAAACAGCGAGGCCACTTCGCGCCAGATATCGGATGCGCGGCTATGGCTCTCGTTCACCTGATTCACATATCGGCCTCATCACAACAGTCAATGACTGCCTTTTCCAGTGTGTCGCGGATCTCATCAACCACAATCTGTACTTCATTCAGTTGTGATGCAGTCCACCCCCTGTCCCTCTCCAGCCGGTCAGGCCAGGTTTCCAGTACCTGAACTATCGCTTTCACCACGACAGAAAAGGACCGCCTGACATCACTGACTGGCACAAGCTGACCAGTTTCCTGCTCAAATTTCAGTCGGTCACGTTCTGACTGGTACCATGCTTTACGCGCATGAGGATCCATTTCCTCGTTATCTACAGGCAGAGGAGCTTTCATCAGCTCGGCAAGGATATCTGTCAGTCGGTACAGTTTGAGATTGCTCTCATGACCACCGGCTGGGCTTATGTTTTTTACCCGAGCCGCAACAGTCTGTCGATGAGCACCGGATAATGCGGCCAGTTGGGAAATATTCAGATGCAGATTTTTTAATTCACGATCCATAACTCCCCCTGAAAATTATGTAAACACACACCAGTGATGAACAAAAAACAACCAGATTCGACACTAAAAATTTTTATTTTTCTATATATCAACAACTTACACTGGCGGTGATGGTGCCATAAAAATCAAAAAATGCGCCTTTTTCCGCGCCGCCCGCCCCGTGTTCAGGCCCACCCCACCAGGAGGACCCGCAAAATGATAATGGTTATCATTTGTAATGTAGTCCGGTTTCTTCCACCATCGCACCGGACCAGCGACCATGAGGGGACAACGCCGCGCTCCGTTAACGCGGTAAACCCCGGTGTGTATCGTTTTTGATTATCCCCGCACACTCGCGCAGAGGAGTCTCCCTGTCGGGCTGCGGTCTCTGTTAATGCGGGAATACGGCGACAATACCGCGCATGAATAATAAGGTCGCTCAACACACTGGCTGTAATGCAGCGGATACCATGCGGCATTTAGCGGCATTCATCGTACACTCAACGGTTAGCTCTTCATTCGTGGCATTCACCTGAAAGGTCCGGGAGTGTAATTGCGTACATTTACCACTGAACGAACCTTCAACAAGAACACGACCACGCTGCAAAACACGGAACGGAATTGTTCCCTGAAAAGGCTTTACGGTTACCAATAATTTCTTCATGCATTCTCCGAATAACAAAAATACTAGTTAATACACTGAGTGCGGATATATTCCTGAAGCATTCTCAATGCTGCCTGGTCGCTGATGATTCCGTCTCTGATACCGAGAACGTTTCGTCCAGCAACCGGAGAGAGTTCGACGGCGGCATCATTGCCCACGCCGGAGGTGCCGGTGGCTTCACGCACGGTACCGGGGCAGGTGGCGTTGATCCGCAGGCGCTTACGACCAGCGGCAACATCAGCACGCAGAGTTTCATTTTCAGCTCTCGCATCGGCTAATTCCCTCGAGTATTTTGCATCGAGCGCAGCAACATCACGCTGGCGCACCTGCATGTCAGTAATGGTGGCATTCGCCTGTTCCAGCTCTCTGGCTTTTTTATCGCGCTGCGCTTTGTAGGTGAGCGCGTTGTCACGGTAATGGTTTGTTGCCAGCCACAGCGCACCACAGCCAACCGCCATGACAATAATCACCACACACAGAACACGGTTCATCTCTCTTTCACCCCACCAGTCCCGATAACGTCAGGACTCGCCAGGCGGTGGAAAAGAAAATGGCAACCAGCATGACTAAAAATGAAATGCCGACAAGTACACAGAGGCTCTTCACCAGCGTTATGAGTTTATCTGATATCATTAGCCACCCCATCAATCCGCCTTTGTTATTTTCCCTTTGCCTGTATCAGCCAGGA